TAGCTTCAATTAAATCTTGTTTTAATCCCATTGTTATTTTCCGTATTTTTGTTTTTGTTTTTCGTCAGTTTTTTTTAAAACTTCTCTATAATCTTTATTTAAGAATTGACTCATTGGGTCACTTGATGGAATTTGTGGTGATGTATTTTTATTCACCATATCACCATATTGTTTACCAACTAATTCATTCATTCTATCTGAAGTGAACTCACTACCACCTAATGTTTTCCATTCACCATCTTGAGCTGTTTCATTTAATACATCATTCAATACTGAATTATTTGTAAATGATTTTTTCTCAATAGGTTTTGTTGGTTGAGATTGAGTTGGTTGTTTCAATTCAGTTATCACTTCCTTGATGGCCATAGCAACTTCTTCTCTAACGATTTTTCTTATTATAGTTTTTATATTTGGTTTTTTCTTTTTCATAACTATCCCTGTTCTATTTTATGTTTTGTACTTGTAATACTTTCTATTTTACTTGTAATTTTTTGTATATCTGCCTGTATTTGAGGCATGGGTGATTGTGGGCCCAATTGTGTTGTTATTACAATTGAAGGTATTAAACTTATAATATCATTTAAAACTTCTTTCAACGCTTCACCCAATACCATTGACTCCATAGTTGCTTTATGTTTATTACCAATATTTACATTTTCTGATAAAATATTTAAACTTGTTGGTGAGGTTAAAGATAAGTGTCTCCCACTACCAATATGTATATCCTTAATTGATGAAATAAAAATATCATCAAGTTTTGAATTTAAAGTTATTCTATCTGAATGTAATAACATTTGATTTTTATCATATCCATAAATTGTATCTTGAATATCAGCACCATTATTTAAATCCGATTGAATGTTACCAATTGGATAAGTATTGTTTTCAACACCATCCGATGATAATTGAAATCCAAATTTTTGTTCACCATCAATTTCACCATCATCATTAATAGAACCATCAATATAACTTTCAAAGTGTTGTGCTAATGTTCCATTTGAAGTTATAGTTATTAAACTACCATCCCCTAAAGTTTCAGAATAATTTCCACTACCTCTCTCATTTGAGATAAAAATATATGGATTGTTACTTCTACTACCAACACGAATACTATTTCCATGTCTACCCTCAATTAGATAATCACCAGCAACTTCATTAATAGATGTACCATAATCTAAATCTTCATTTCTAATTTTTTGTAATCTACTATATAAAACTTCCTTGTTAAAATTAAGACTTTCACCCCGTTCACCCCTTTGTGTATTTTTTAACATATCTTTATTTTGTATTGTTAATTCTTTTTTATAATTTAAATCATCATTCCAAGTAGGACTATTGTTGATTGTATTTATAGGGCCTAAATAATAATTAATTTTACCTATGGTACAAAGTAAAACTGGGTCACCTTTTGTTGGAATATCTCCGTGATTTCTCAATAATGGAAAGTACCTATTATATTCACTAAAAGATTGTTGTCTTCTTTTTCCAGTTGTATTTGGAACATGTGATACTGCATAAATAGTATTTATTGAAGTAGGGCCTTTATAACCCAATGATTCTTGTGAATGTATAGCTTCTATACAATAACCAGGTACAAATTGTAAGTATACAGGTACAGAATATTCTTTACCTGCAAATCCTTTTACTTTTTGTCCTGAGAATGCTGTAAATGTTGAACCCATTTAACTCTCCGAAATCTTTGGATTTATTGTTTTGTTTTTTATACCTTCAAGTCTAACTTGTTCGTTGTTTAAATCATCAACTGTATCTTGAAGTGTTGACATTAATTCTTCCTTTTCCGAATCTGATAATAACATTGATTCATCAGAATCACCTTGTGATTTAGAAATAATTCTTTGTAATACACCAGCTAATTTAACAAGATGTTCATCGTTTCTAACTGCCGTATCCATATATTCTTTTATGATAGGAGCAACCATAACGACATCATCAATGGTTGTAATAAATCCATGTATTTCCGATATTAACAAATCTATTTGAGTTTTACGCTTTGTAGTGTTCTCATAGATGTCTTTTGTTAAATCTTGGAAAGTTTTTCCTTCAAATATTTCTTTTTCGTCTGACATACAATCTCCTCAAGATGTAGTTATTCATATATAAATATAAAATTTGTAAGAAATTGTCTAAAATAAAAAACCCTCATTTAAGAGGGTTTAGTATTTAAAAGAATGAACCTGAAAAGTTATGAATTATTGTACCTTGTTTGTGATATATATTTATTAATTTTTTATAATGTTTCTTTAAAACATTAACAACTGATGTTATATGAGCTGTTTCTACATCAGTCATCTCTCTAATTAGAATATAAATAGCTTTTTTGTTGAAGTTTTCAATGTCTTCTCTTTGTTTCATTAAGTCAATAATAGCATATCCTATCCGTAAATCTCTATCTTTTTTAAATATACTATTCATATTTTTATCAAAGTATTCAATTATCTCATTTGTTAAGTTCGTAAAATCGGATTCACCAGATGAATCCATATTTCTATGTCTATCTAGGACATCCATTTTATCGTGAGTTTTATATTTTTTGTAGTTGTTATTATTATGAAGAATTAAATAGTTCTTGGCCACAACTGAAAAATAACTAAATGCTTTTGAACCTTTTGTGTGGTCATATTTATGCATATTCACTACCATAAAGGCTACAACTTCATGTTTAATATCTTCAAACCCATAATCAAAATAAGTAAATTTAAAGGTATTAATTATATTCTCAGCAAGTTTATCAAAAGCCGCATGTATTCGTGTTCCATAAATTACATTTCTTTCACTGGGTATATTTGAAGAATTATACTCTACAACCGCATCTTGAACTTCCTGTCCGAAATAAACTTTACGCTTTTTCTTTTTTACTATTTTCTTTATTTCTTCTTTAACATCATTAACTGCTTTATTTTTCTTTTTTGGCATCTTGTGTCTCCTCTTCAAATATTCCATCTAAGGATAATTGAATTTGTTTTAGTTGTTCAAAGAAAAAACCAGTCTCATCGTCTGATTCATAATGTCCTTTAGAATCTACAAGTTTCATTTTATCTGTTGAGAATTTTATAACTTGTTGAATTTCTAAAATCAATTCTTCATATTGTGTTATTCTTCTAAGAGAGTATCTTAATAGTACCGATGTAGATACTGCAATTAAAAAGAATAAAATTGTTAATGTCCACCACATATTTATCTCCTAACTCGCAAACAATTCATCAAAACTTTTTTTGAGATTGTCCACTTGTTTTTGTTCATCTTTTGTTTTTGGAACTTTTGTATTCATTACTTCACCTGATTCTTCACCCCGTTTCCATTGGTCGAACTCAATGTGTGTAGCCATCATATCAGCTTGATGTAATATGTAAGCCATATTAGAACGAAGATTAAAATCAGGATTGTATGACATCAAATAAGATTTATTTGCTTCGTCATATAAACCATCTGTTAATTTAATTCCAATGTATTCTTTATCCGTAACTTTAACACCATAATGTTGAAGTAACCATAATCCTCTATCAGGTACTTTCATGTACTGGAGAGCTGGATTATGTTTATAAATCTCACCACGATTCTTTCTGTGCCAATCTGAATCCTGTGGGATGTAATAGTCGTGTTCCAAATCACCAACCTTACCTAAGTCGTGATGTAAAGCTGCAAACACTAATTCCTCATCATCAAAATTTATATGAGCACCATTCGTTTCCCATACTTGTTTCAGTTCAAGTGAGTGACTTACGATGTGAAGAATATGTTCAACATATCCACCCGGCATCGCGTTGTGGAATGCTGCTTTAGCACTAGCTGGTGCAAACATCATTCTTTCTTTAAAGTCTTCATAGAACTTTAAAAGATTTTCTTTTCTATCATCACTAATGTGTTCTTCAATTATACCCATTAGTGTTTCCCAATTCATTTGTATTTGTTCTGCTGTTAGTTTTTTCATCTTACCTCATACCTATCTTTTGTAAATTTAATTGTCTTTTCATTTCTTAATCTATTTCTATAAGATGTGAAAGATATTCTCACACCCCAATTTAAATAATCTAAAATATCTGCTTTAGAAACAGATTTCTTTTTATGAATAAAATCTAATATTCTTTTATAAGAATCTGTTTCACCTATTGTTGGTAAATTATCTATCGTCTCATTCAACATATTATTAAATTGATTGATAGCTGTTTCCCATTTACCTTGATTGAACCTTTCCAATGATTTAATACTCCACTCATCTCTAACATCTGGTATATCTAATAAGTTATCTAACTTATCAACAAACGCATCTTCATTATAATATATTCCAGCGTCACCAGCTAACTCGTGATAATAATCATCATCGGAAAACATATAAGGGACTCCAACACTCATACCATCAGTTGCTGATATAGCCCATCCACCA